GGGTCGAGAGTTCATGGCTTTTCGCTTCCAGACCACCTGCCCCCGCACGCGTGAAATTTTTCCCTGTTTCAGAGGTTTTTGTTAATGGCGTTAACATCGAAAAAGCGCCGTTTTGTCGAGTCCAAGGCTGCTGGTGCCTCGAATCGCGAAGCGGCGGAAGCCGCAGGTTACGCGGCGGGCAGCGCTTCGGCTGCAGGTTCTCGGCTCGCCAAAGACCCTGACGTTGTTGCCGCCCTGGAAAAGTTAAAGGCGCCCCGAAATGTTAAGCCTGAGCCGGAGCGCGAGACCTTCGAGGCCGACCCGCCAGGTGACGAGTCGGGCGACCTGGTTGACCTACCCAACACCGATGATCCGCTCGTTTGGTTACTGGCGCTGATGAACGATCCCCAGGCCAAGATCTTTGATCGGCGCAACGCCGCCCAGTCGGCGCTCCCGTACTTTCACGGCAAGAAGTCCGGCATGGGCAAAAAGGAACAGAAGCTCGAAGAAGCGGCGAAGGTGGGAGCTAGCGGCAACCGCTTCGGGCTGCGTGAGCGCCACTTGAAGGCCGTCAAATGAAGAAGTGGTCTACCGCGTGCCCCGACTGGGAGAGCAGGATCGTCCGTGGCCAGGCACTCGTGCCGGTGGAGCCCATCTTCCCCGAGCAGGCAGAAGATGCTCTCGACGTGTTCTGCAACCTTCGAATGGTTGATGCCGACGGTAGCCCCCTGATGGGGGATACCTGCCGCAGCTGGGTGCTTGATGTTGTGGCCGCGCTCTTCGGCGCGTACGACGCCGACGCCGGCCGCAGGCTGATCACCAACTACTTCCTGATGGTGAGCAAGAAGAACGGCAAGTCGACGATCGCCGCGGGCATCATGCTCACGGCCCTGATCCTGAACACCCGGCCCTCTGGCGAGTTCCTGATCCTGGCGCCCACGAAGGAAGCGGCTGACAACGCGTTCAAGCCGATCCGGGACATGATCGATGCGGACGAAGACCTGCAGGCCAGGTTCCATGTGCAGGAATACAACCGGATCGTCACCGACAACCTGAACAAGGCAAACCTGAAGGTGGTGGCGGCCGACTCGGCCACTGTCACTGGCAAGAAAGCGACTGGTGTGTTCATCGACGAGCTCTGGGAGTTCGGCAAGCAGGCCAAGTCGGCGAAGATGCTGGTCGAGGCCACTGGCGGCCTAGCGTCACGCCCAGAGGGGTTCGTTTTCTACTGCACCACCCAGTCCGATGAGCCGCCGGCCGGCGCCTTCAAGGCCAAGCTGGACTACGCGCGCAAAGTGCGTGACGGGGAGATCGAGGACCGGCGCTTCCTGCCGGTGATCTACGAGTTCCCGAAAGAGATGATCGAGCGGAACGAACATCGTGACCTGGCAAACGCCCATGTGACCAACCCCAATTGGGGGCTTTCTGTCGATCAGGAGGTGATCGAGCAGAAGTATCAGGAGGCGCAGGCAGAGGGCGAGGGAGCAATTCGCGGCTTCTTGGCTAAACACCTCAACGTCGAGATTGGGCTGGACCTGCGGTCGGACCGCTGGGCGGGCGCTGATCATTGGGAAGCTGGAGCCGAGGCTGGCCTGACTCTGGAGAGCCTGCTGCAGCGTTCTGAAGTGGTCACGGTGGGGATCGACGGAGGCGGCCTTGACGACTTGCTCGGCCTGACTGTGCTCGGTCGCGAGCCCTTCACTCGCCAATGGCTCCACTGGGCTCACACCTGGGCGCACAACATTGTGTTCGAGCGGCGGAAGGATATCGCCAGTGCGCTGAGGGACTTCGAGAAGGCGGGCGATCTGACCGTCGTTGATCGACCAGGTGATGACGTCCAGCAGGTGGCTGACATCATCTGCGATATCAGGGACCGCGGCCTGCTGCCGGAGAAGCTGGCAATCGGTGTGGACTCGGCCGGTATCGGCGACATCGTTGACGAGCTGACCACCCAGGAGCGCGGGATCACCATGGAGCAGATCGTGGCCATCTCGCAGGGCTGGAAGCTCAACGGCGCGATCAAGACGACCGAGCGCAAAGTGGCTGGGGGCGAACTGGTCCACTGCGGCAGCGCGCTGATGAACTGGTGTGTCGGTAATGCCCGTGTCGTTCCGCAAGGCAATGCCATCACGATTACCAAGCAGGCCAGCGGCTCGGCAAAGATTGATCCGCTGATGTCGACATTCGATGCTGTTTCGCTGATGGCGCTGAACCCGGAAGGCTCTGGTGATCTCCAGGGCTTCTTTGACAACCCGATCATGGTAGGAATCTGATGGCCGACAAGAAACCGGGCCGGGTGAAGGCTGCGCTGCAAAACTGGCTCGGGGTGCCGATAGGCCTGAAGGACGGCGCATTTTGGCAAGAATGGTTCGGCAGCTCTGCATCTGGAAAGCACGTATCAGTCGACAAGGCCATGCAGTTGTCCACGGTATGGGCATGCGTAAGGCTGCTGTCCGAGTCCGTCTCTACGCTGCCGCTCAAGCTTTTTCGGCGCCTTCCCGACGGATCACGCGAGGTTGCCAAAGACCATCCGTTGTTCCGTGTGCTGTGCCGAATCCCAAACGCCGAGATGACCCCGCAGCGCTTCATGCTGCTGGTGGTGGCGAGCATCTGCCTTCGAGGTAATGCGTTTGTCGAGAAGAAGATGATCGGCAGCCGGATCATCGCCCTGGTGCCGCTTCTCCCCCAGTCCATGAGGGTGAAACGGCAGGACAACGGGCGTCTGAAGTACACCTACAACGAGAATGGCGTGGACCGCGACATTCCCGAGAAGAACCTGATGCACATCCGCGGCTTTGGCCTGGATGGGGTGTGCGGGATGCTTCCGGTAACCACCGGGCGCGAGATCTTCGGCTCGGCGATGGCGATCGAGGAGGCCGCGGCGAAGGTGTTCGCACAGGGCATGCAGGCGTCCGGCATCCTGAGCAGCGACGCCAAGATCACACCGCAGCAGCGCGAGCAGCTTCGGGCCAGCATGCAGGCGTTCATGGGGTCGAAGAACGCCGGCAAGATCATGGTGGCGGAGGCAGGCTTCAAGTACCAGGGCATCACGATGAACCCTGAGGCCGCCCAGATGCTGGAGTCCAGGTCTTTCGGGATCGAGGAAATGTGCCGTTGGTTCCGTGTGCCGCCCTTCATGGTCGGTCACATGGACAAGCAGTCCAGCTGGGCTGCTTCGGTTGAGGCGCAAAACCTTCACTTCCTCACCAACAGCCTGCGGCCGCTACTGGTCAACATCGAGCAGGAAATCACTCGTTGCCTGATCGGCGAGGCCGATGCCGACGACTACTTCGCCGAGTTCGCGGTGGAAGGCTTGCTTCGCGCTGACAGTGCTGGCCGCGGGGCCTGGTACAACACGGCTCTGCAAAACGGTTGGATGTCTCGCAACGAGGTGCGCCGGCTTGAGAACCTGCCACCAATCCCGGGCGGCGACACATACACGGTCCAATCCGCACTGGTGCCATTGGACCAGCTCGGGAAGCCGAGCGCAGGGGTCTCGCCGGCTGCCTCGGCTTTCATGCTTCGGCTGGTCTCGGCACGCAACAACGACGACCGAGAGGCCATCAACAATGCGGTCGACCTGGCTTCCCAGGCATTGGCAACCGGAAACCCAGACGGGCCTATGATGGCCCACGCGCTGATATCGATGCCGCTGCTCAAAGCGGCCTGACCTGGAGTAACCCATGACTCTCAAGACACTACCGGCGGCGCCGGCGGTGCGGCCGCACGCGCGCGTCGAGTCCGATCTGCTGCCGAAGGCCATGGAGCGCTGGAATCCGGCGATCAAGGCGGCGGCCGGCGACGACTCCACCACCATCACCATGTACGACCCGATCGGCATGGATTGGTGGACAGGCGAGGGCGTCACCGCCAAGCGCGTCAGTGCCGCTCTGCGCAGCATCGGCGACAAAGACATCACCGTGAAGATAAACAGCCCAGGCGGCGATGTTTTCGAGGGCCTGGCGATCTACAACCTGCTGCGCGAGCACAAGGGCAAGGTAACCGTCCAGGTGCTTGGTCTGGCTGCCTCGGCCGCGTCGTTCATCGCCATGGCAGGCGATGAAATCCAGATCGCCCGAGCCGGTTTCATGATGATCCACAACGCTTGGACCATCGCCGCTGGCGACCGAAACGACTTCACCGAAGTCGCTGACTTCCTCGACCAGATCGACGCAACCCTGGCCGACATCTACGCGGTCAGGACGGGCGATGAAGCCGCAGCAATGCGCATCCTGATGGACGTAGAGACCTGGATGGGCGGCAGTTCGGCAGTCGAGGCCGGATTCGCGGACGGCCTGCTCCCATCTGATGCGGCACAGGAAGACCCCCAAGCCAGCGCGGCTCAGCAGGTCGCAGCGCGACGCCTGGACACGATCCTAGCCAAACAGGGCATGCCTCGCTCCGAGCGCCGAGCCCTGATTCAAGAACTCAAGGGGGGTAAGCCTGGCGCTGCCCCCTCCGGTACGCGCAGCGCTGCCGAAAACCAGGCCGATCTGGCCAACCACTTTGCCGATTTGCAGGCCGCCATGTCGCGGTTTTCGGCAGCAGCCCTCAAGTAACCGGAGAAGATCCTATGGCAGACAACACCGCCGACCTGCTTAAGCAGGTCTCCAACGAGCTCAAGCAGGCCACTAGCGATTTCAGCAAACAGGCTGAAAACGCCCTGGCCGAGGCCAAGAAGGCCGGCAGCCTTTCCGAAGAAACCAAGAACGCTGTCGACGAGCTGGCGACCAAGTTCAACAGCCTGACCGAGGCCGAGAAGCAGCTGAAGGCCCAGCTGGGCGAGCTCGAACAGGAGTTCGCGCGCCTGCCTTCGGCTGGCACCCCGCAGACCCAGGACAGCCTCGGTGGCGTGGTGATCAAGAGCGAAGCGCTCAAGCAGTTCGCGGCCAGCATCGAAGGCGGCAAGCGTGTCAACATTCCGGTCAGCGCCGCGCTGCTGTCCACCGATGTTCCCGCCGGCATCGTCGAGCCTCAGCGCCTGCCTGGCATCGACACCGCGCCGAAGCAGCGGCTGTTCATCCGCGACCTGATCGCCCCGGGCCGAACCACTGCCCCGGCGATCTTCTGGGTACAGCAGACCGGCTTCACCAACGCCGCCAAAGTCGTGGCCGAGGGCACCGCCAAGCCCTATTCCAACATCGAATTCGCGTCGAAACTCACTGCAGTTTCGACCATCGCCCACATGTTCAAGGCCTCCAAACAGATCTTGGACGACTTCGCCCAGTTGGGTTCGACCATCGATGTCGAAATGCGATACGGCCTCAAGTACGTCGAGGAGCAGGAGATCCTGTTTGGTGACGGCACTGGCGTTCACCTGCACGGCATCGTCCCTCAGGCCTCGAAATACGTCCCGGCATTCGAAGTGGAGAAACGGTCGGGCATCGATGATCTCCGCCTGGCGATGTTGCAGGCCCAGCTAGCGCGCTTGCCGGCTTCCGGTCATGTCCTGCACTTCATGGACTGGGCCAAGATCGAACTGACCAAGGACACGCTGGGTCGCTACATCCTCGCCAACCCGCTGGGTCTGGCTGGCCCCGTCCTGTGGGGCTTGCCGGTGGTGGCCACCGAGGTCGCCGCCTTCCTAGGCAAGTTCCTGACCGGCGCATTCCAGACTGGCGCTCAGCTGTTCGACCGTGAAGACGCCAACGTGGTGATCTCGACCGAAAACGCCGACGACTTCGAGAAGAACCTGATCTCGATCCGCTGTGAAGAGCGCGCTGCGCTGGCGGTGAAGCGTCCGGAAGCGTTCATCTTCGGTGAATTCGCCGCCCCGGTCACTCCGTAACCCAATGTGAGGGCCGCACAAGATGCGGCTCCTGGAGGCATTCATGAAGCTGAAAACCCTGAAACCTCTGTACCTGGGTGGCCAAACGCTGGTGGAGGGCACGCCCTTCGAAACCATCGAGCAGCACGGACGCCAGTTGATCCAGAAGGGCTATGCAGAGCTGGACGACTCGGAAAGCAAGGTGGTGGTTACCATTTCGCAGGAAGATGCAGCTGGCGCGGGCGTGCTGACCACCAGCAGCCTGGGGGCGGTAGCCTTGCCGATTGCTCCGCCAGTCGCTGCCTTCAAGGCTAAGCACAAGGGCGCTGGCAAGTACATCGTGGTGGACGCTGAAAGCAACCAGGTTGGCGAGTTCTCCGGTAACCAGGAAGAAGCCAATGCGGAAGCTGAGCGACTGATCGCCGGTGGTGAGCCGGCGCAGGCCGAGGAGTAACCCATGCCCGTGATCGCCATCGATCTGGCCATGCATCACCTGCTGGCCGAGCCGGAAGATCAGGTGCTGGTCGAGGCGCAGCTTGGTGCAGCGGAAGATGCGGCGATGGGTTTCCTCAACCGCCGCTTCTACCTGGATCAGGTGGCCCTCGACCAGGCCCGCGCCGGATTGTCGGCTTCCATGCGGCAAGCCAGGGAGGCGAACGCGGCGGCGGTTGCTGCTGCGGAAGCCGAGCAGGATCACACCCTGCGCTGTCGTCTGCTTGAACACGCCCGGCAAGCACTGGCCGAGGCTTACGACCATGCCGACGCCATCGCGTACGGCATGGTGCTCAACCCAGCGATCCAGGCTGCCTGCCTGCTCAAACTGGGTCATCTGTTCTCCAATCGTGAGGAGGTGGTCACCGGAGCGACCGCTGTCGAGCTGCCGCTGGCCTCCCAGCACCTGCTGATGCCGCACCGCATCCGGATGGGTGTGTGATGCAGGCCGGCAGGCTCCGGCACCGCATCGACATCGAGGAAATGACCACTCCCCGAGATCCGGTGACCGGTGAGTACGGCGAACCCCAGTGGGTGGCGCGCTGGTCCAAATGTCCGGCGAGTGTTCAGGATCTATCCGCACGAGACTTCATTGCTGCCAAATCTCAGCAGGCTGAGGCGACCGGACGCATGGTCATCCGCTATCGCACCGGTGTTGAACCCACCATGCGGATTCGTTTCAGGGGCGAGATTTACAGCATTGTCGGGCCCCCGCTGGCGGACCCGAAGTCAGGCCTCGATTTCCTGACCATTCTGGTCTCCAAGGGGGTGAAAGATGGCTGACCAGATCAGCGTGCGCCTGCAGGGATTGAAGGCCGCCACCGACAAGATGGCCGGCCTGACGCCGAAGCTGCGTCGAGGCGCCCTGCGCAAGGCAGCTCGCCAGGCCATGAACATCGTTAGGGACGACGCCAAGGCGCGGGCACGGGCGCTGGATGATCCAGAAACCGCCGAGAAGGTCTGGAAGAACATCGTCACCCAGGAATCGGCCCGCCAAGGGCGACGCGAGGGCGGCGTAGTGATGAAGGTCGGCATTCGCGGCGGTTCCAGTTCCAACCAGCACAGCAAGGACGCCACCGGCAACCCCGGCGGTGATACCCGGCACTGGCGGTACTTGGAGTTCGGCACCCAGTACAACCCGCCGGCCCCGTTTATGCGCCCTGCATTCTCGACGAACGTCAACGCCGTAACCGATCGCTTCGTGCAGGTGTTCGGCCAGGAAATCGAAGCGGCACTGTGAGGAGCCTATGGAAGCGCCAATTTTTGCCGTTTGCTCGGCTGACCCAAGTGTGGCTGCGCTTCTCGGCTCCGGCATTGATTGCCGGCTGTACTCCTTCGGTGAGGGGCCGGAAAAGCCGATCAAACCGTATGCGGTCTGGAGCGTGATCGCTGGCAGCCCTGAGAACTACTTGGCCGGCCGCCCCGACGCCGACGGCTTCACCCTGCAACTGGACGTGTATGCCGCAACTGGCGGGCCGGTGTTGGCCGTCACCAAGGCGCTGTGTGCAGCTATCGAGTTGCGCGCTCGCATCGTCCGCTGGGGCGCAACTGATCGCGACCCTGACACAAAGGACTACCACCGAAGTTTCGACGTGGACTGGATAGTCCGCCGATGAATCCACCGAGCCCGCCTAGTGCGGGCTTTTTTTTGCCCGACAGGAGACCACCATGTCGATTTTGACCCAAGGCACCCAGGTATTTGCCCTGATGCCGCCACTCACCGGCACCGGCCCTTTCACTGTGGTGGAAGTCGAGTGCGCCACTGCCTTTAACCCTGGTGGTGCGCCCAAGGAGCAGATCGAGGACACCTGCCTCAGCTCCAATGAGCGCACCTACAAGCCAGGTTTGCGTACCCCGGGCCAGGCCTCGCTGACCATCAATGCTGACCCAAACAGCCCGAGCCACATCCGGCTACATCAGCTGTCAGAGTCGAACGGTGACACTACCCTGAAGTGGGCGGTGGGCTGGTCTGATGGTCCTCTGGATGTCGATGGCAAGCCAACCGCTGTGCCAACCGTGAGTGCCGAAGGCGATGATTTTGAACTGCCGGCGACCCGCACCTGGTTCGTATTCCAGGGCTATGTGGCCGACTTCCCGTTTGACTTCGCTGCGAATGCAGTGGTCAGCACCGCGGTTTCCATTCAACGCTCGGGCGGTTCCGCCTGGATCAAGAAAACCACCTAAGGGGCCAATATGGATCTCGCACAACTGAAGAAGAAGGGGGGCGTCATTGCTGACGCCCTGGTACCGAAAAAGGTCGAGTGGAAACACAACGACGATACCGGCAAGCCCATCACCGACAAGTTCACTGTGCATGTGCGCCGACATGCCTTTGGTGTCATGGAGGCTATGTTTGCCGGAGGCGAAGCCGAGCGCTTCAAAAACGCCCGCTACCTGGCAGCGTCGATCATGCTCGGCAAGGACGGGACCGAAGAACTTCCATTCGATGACGCAGTGAACCTCGACTCGGCGCTGGGCATCGTCCTGCTCAATGCCGTTAACGAGGTGAACAACCCTCCAGCAAAGACCTGACCCCGGCCGACGAACTCTGGCATGAGCTGGTGCTGAACGGAGTTGGTGGAAGCACAATTGCAGAAGCCAAGGCCACTCTATCCTATGCGGAAGTCCTGGCCTGGGTTGCATACCGGGACAAGCACGGTTCGCTCAGTCTGTCGCGCCGGATTGAACTTGCAGCTGGGGTTGTCGCCCTGCAAGTCAACCGGAGTGGTGGAGGCAAGGCGGATCTATATGACTTCCTACCGCACCATGCCCGGCCGGGGAGCGATCTTGAGCAGGCAATGAGGGAATGGGCGTGATCTGGTAGCATTCGGCTTTTTTTGGGAGGGACTCCATGCAGATCGCCATCCTTGTTGTGCTCGTATTGATCCTTGTCGTCATAGCCCCCTGGATGCTCGCTGTCCTGGCCGCGGCGGCAGTTGCATATGGCTTGTGGGTTGTCGTCACTGGTTTGGTTTTTTTTGTTCTATTTGTCGGGATAGTGGGCTGGCAAGGAATTCAGGCTCGCAAGCCTGTAATTTCTTCCAAAACCGAGAAGGCTATCGAGCGCGCGAATGAGGACTTCAGGCGGAAGGAGGCCGAAAGGGCCACCGTTACTTCTGCTATCTCCAGCGAGACAGTTAAAGACAAACCGAGAAAGCAGATCATCTGCCGATCATGTTCGGCAGAGATCGAAAAATTCAGCATGTTCTGTCCCGTTTGCGGCAAAAAGCCCATATAGACGAGCAAATTACGAAGCCCGCGAAAGCGGGTTTTTTTATGCCCGGAGAAAACTATGGCCAGCAGATCGCTTGGCACGCTCACCCTCGATCTAATAGCTAGGATTGGCGGTTTTCAGCAAGGGATGGACCAGGCAGCCCGTTCAACACAGAGAAGCATGGGGCAGGTTGTTAGGCACTCCGAGTCGGCCTCGGAGAGTGTTACGGGGTCGTTCAAGGCGATCGCCGGGGCTGCAGCTGCGTTTCTCAGCGTTCAACAGCTTGTCGAATATTCGCAGACGTGGCTCGGCGTACAGAACCGCATCAAGCAGGTTTCTGAGACGTTTGACGAGTTCTCCAAGCAGTCGTCTGCAGTTTTTTCGATTGCGCAGAACTCGCAGTCCTCCCTGGAGGCAACGGCCGAGCTCTACCAGCGGATCGCAGCTTCATCGGGACAGCTCGGCGCAACCCAAGAGAAGGTCGCCCAAGTCACGCAGAACATCAGCAAGGCTATGTCTGCCAGCGGGGTGTCCGCTGAGTCAGCCCAGGCCGCCCTGGTCCAGCTCGGTCAGGCTTTTGCGTCGGGCGTGCTTCGCGGGGAAGAGCTCAACTCTGTACTCGAGCAAGCTCCTGGGCTGGCACAGGCTATTGCTGACGGATTGGGAGTAGCCCGGGAGTCGCTTCGTTCAATGGGCGAAGCTGGAAAACTGACCTCGAAGGAGGTGTTCTCCGCCATCCTGAGCCAGACCAGGTCGATCGATGATGCTTTTGCGAGATCCCAGACAACGGTGTCCGGCGCCTTCCAGGTTATGGAAAATAGTGCTGCCAAGTTCTTTGGCACGCTGGACGAGACGCTTGGAATCACCAAGAGCTTCGTTCAAACCGCGCTCTCGGCCTCTGCAGCCTGGGATGCCTCTGGCGTCGAGAGCTTCACCCAGGTACTGAAAACCGGTCTGTACGTTGCGCTCGCGCGCGTCGCAGCTGGATTCGTGAGCGCTACCGGTGCCAAGTATCTCGACATCAAGGCTACGCAGGAGCAGTTGTATGCGAATTCCCTTGCCACAGCTGGCGAGCTCAGAAGGGCGGAAGCAGTAAAAGCTGGTGCAGTAGCAGATGTCGAATCTGCGGCCAGGGCTGTGGCCAATGCCAAGGCCAAGGTAACAGCCGATCGGCAGGTGATCACCTCAGAGGTTGCCAGGCTCGAATCTGTGCAGGCCGCGCTGGCAGCAGAGAAACTTCTTGAAGCGCAGCGCCTACAGGCACAGATATCGGATGTTGGTCGGCAGCAGACCATTGCTCGCATGGCAGAGCTGCGGCTTGCCGAGGTTGCGATCACAAATCAGCTGACCGCTGCCGAAGCGAAGCTGGCGACAACAACGCTGGCAACGTCCGCCCAAGTTACCGCAGCCATCAACCAGCAGACGGTCGCCAAAGAGGCTCTAGCGGTAGCCAACACCAAGGTCAACGCGACACAGATTGCAGCGACGGCATCCATGGGGGCCTGGTTCTCCGCGAGCACAGCCATGGGAGCGTCAATGCTCACCCTGCGCAACGCTGCAAGTGGTGTTCTACGCATGGCCGCCGGGTGGCCCGGTCTTATTCTGACCGTCGGTGCGCTGGCGCTGTCGTTCATCGACTTCGGCGATAAGGCTGAGGAGGGCGCCGGCAAGGCAGCGAACGTCTTCGAAGACGCCTCGGCTCGCATCCGCCAGGCTTCCCGGTCCATGCTGCCGAAGAACCTAAGCACCCAGTCCTACGAACAGCTGCAGGATCGACTGAAGGGGCTGCAGGGCGAGCTTAAGGAAACCGAGAAGCTGCAGGAGCGGTTCCAGAAAGGGGTCGATGACAAGAGCGATGTGCCGTTCGAAACGTCGCTCGACGCCTCGAAGGAGAAAGCAGACGCGCTCAGGCTGGCCATCCAGTCGGTGCAGAAGGAGCTGAATAGTTCCCGTTTGGCATCGGATAAAGAGGGCAGCACCTACCTCAAGAACCTTGAAAAGCAGGCCGTGGTTGCGGGCAAGCTGACCGAGGTGGAGAAGTTGCGAGCCCAGATTGCTGCTGGTGCGGTCAAGTTCTCGCCAGATGACGAAAAGAAGGCCCTGGCCGCCGCAGAGGCAATCGACAAGGCGAACAAGGCTCTGAAGGGGTCGAAGGCTGGCGACAAGGACAGCAAGGCGCTCAGTCGGCGCTTCGAGGAAATGGAGGAGGGTTATCAGCGGCAGATCGAGCTGATCAACACCTCGACCGACAAGCGCAAGAATGCGAGCGAGGTCGAGAAGCTGGCCTTCGAGGTCTCCACCGGCAAGCTGGAGGGCGTCAATGCCCAGCAGCGCAAGCGCCTGGAAGGCCTTGCGGCTGAACTCGACGCGCTGAAGAAGCTGAAACAGGCCGAGGAAGATGCCAATAAGCTGGCCTCCTTCCGATCCAGCGTAAACGAGGACTACCTGACAGCCAAGAATGGTTTCGATCAGGAGCTTGCTGGCGCCGGCCGTGGCGACAAGTACAAGGAGCGGATGAAAGAGCGGCTGTCGATCGAGGAGGATTTCAATCGCCAGCAGCGCGAGTTGGTCCTGCAGCGCAACAGCGGCGACATCAGCCAGGGTCTGTACGACCAGGAAACCCAGGTGCTCAGCGCAGCCCTGGCCGAGCGCCTGGAGCTGCAAAACGACTATTACAGCCAGCTCGATGAGGCGCAGAGCAACTGGATGGATGGTGTCACCAGCGCCTGGGAGAACTTTGCTGACGCCGCGACCGACTACTCAGCCATGGCCGCTGACGCCACCACGTCTGTCCTCGGTAGCGCCAGGAGCGAGCTCGGGTCGTTCCTCTCTGATGTGGCTACGGGCTCGAAGGATGCCGGTGATGCGCTGATGGATATGGTCGGCGGGTTCGCCAGGTCGATGGTTGATGCGCTGGCAGACATGGCTGCCCAGTGGCTGGTGTATCAAGCGGTGCAGCTGATGGTCGGTAAGACGACACAGGCCAGCGCGGTACCGACTTTGATTGCCAACGCTCAGGCAACGTCGTTCCAGGCCCAGCTCGCAGCCTTCGCCAGTACCGCTGCGATACCTATCGTGGGGCCGGCACTGGCACCTGGTGCTGCAATTGCCGCAGCGATGGCTACTGCCCCCCTGGTGGCCGGTGTAGCGAGTTCCGCTCTGGTGGGTATGGCGCACGACGGTATCGATAGCGTTCCTCGCGAAGGTACCTGGTTGCTTCAAAAGGGCGAACGCGTCACCACGGCATCGACCAGTGCAAAGCTGGATAAGACTCTCGACGAGGTGAACAAGGGCAGCAGAGGAGGTCAGCCGGAGGGCACAGGCCAGCCGGTAGCTGTGCACCAGGTCTTCCATGTGAATGGAGATGTGAGCCCTCAGACGGTTGCCATGATTCAACAGGGCATGCGCCAAACGATGTCCGCAATCCTGCAGGACGTGGGCCGAAACGGCCAAATCATGCAGAGCATCCGCAAGAAACTTTAAGGTGGAACGATGGCGATCGAATGGCCAACCCAGGTGTGCCCGGCTGAGATGAGTTGGGGCATGGTCTATAACAACCGCGACTTCAGCTCCACGCTGAATAACAGCCAGCAGATCGTGGGCTATCCAGGTTCGTACTGGAAATGCTCACTTTCGCTACCTCCGTTGACCCGCGACCGAGACCGGATCGTGACTGCTTTCATGGGGCGCCTGCAGGGCCGCTTTGGCACGTTCAAACTGCCCGCGTTCACCCGTCGGCGCACTGACAACATCGGCGCTCCCGTGGTGCTGGGCGGCCTCGCAATGGCCTCCCACATCACGCTGGGGGCTGTGTCGGTAAACCGGAAGGTCTTTAGTCAGGGCGACTACATCACCATTGACGGCGTGATGCATGAGGTGGTTGAGGACGTGGTTTCGAGCGCGCAAGGGGTGGCGGTGCTGCCCCTCAACAGGCGCTTGCGAGCGGCCTTGATTTCCGGCACCCCGGTTGAGTATCGAAACCCTTACTCGATCATGCGCCTGTCTGAGGACAGCTACACCCTGTCGGTCAGGCCCGTAGTGGCTGAACTGACCATCGAATGCCGGGAGGCGTTTTAAATGGCATTGGTTTTCCCTTTCTCGCCGTCGGTGCTGAACATCATTGCCGCCGGCAACTTCACGCCGGTTTTCGCCTGCGAGCTGGATTTTGCCGATGGCATGGTCCGGGCGCATACGGGTACCGGCCAACTGACGATCAACGGCCAGGCCTACGATGGTGTTGGCACCTTCGGGGAAGTGGGCGCGGCCAGCGAGAGCGCAGAATCGGGGTCATCGCTGTCTATTGACCTGACGCTAAACGGCCTGGACAGCTACATCCTTTCCCAGACCTCGGTGGCTGGCTGCCGGGGCCGGCTGGCTCGCCTGATGTTCGTCGTCTATGACGAGGCGGGGAATTACGCCGCCGACATCCTGTTCAGCGGTCGTATGGACGCCGCCAAGTTGTCCTATGGCGGTTCGGCAGGCGACAGCTCGATCACGGTCACCATCATTGACCGGATGGCTGAGTGGAACCGGATTGGTACTGAGCGCTGGACCGACGAGAACCACCGTGCCCGGCATGACGGTGACCGCTTCTTCTACGCCGTTGCCCAGATGGCGGAATGGCCCATCTACTGGGGCGCCAAGAAAGACGCGCCGTCCTTCACCTACGAGTAAACGCCATGCGCTATCGAGACTGGCCCACGAGGCTACACGAGACCATCCAGGCCGCTTTCGAGCGGCCTTTTTTGTGGGGCGAATTTGACTGTTGCCTGTTTGTAGCGGACTGCGCGGTGGCGATCTGCGGCGTTGACCCGGCGAAGGAGTACCGCGGGCGGTACAAGACAGAGATCGGCGCCAAGCGCGTGATGGCGTCGACGCACGGATCGGTCGAGGCGGCGCTGGACACCTGCTTCGAAAGGGTTGATGTGCAGTTCGCTCAGCGCGGCGACATCGTCACGTTCGAAAACGAATCGGGGAAGTGCGTGGCAGTGCTCTGGAGTGGCCGGTATTGGGCGGCTACCGAGTCTGGTGCTGCAGCCGTTGATTGCGAGCCCTTGGTGGCCTGGAGAGTTGAATAGTGGGAAGCTCGATCAAATCAGTCGTGAAGCTCGTCACTGCGCCCATCAAAGCGCTTTACGACCCGGTGGGCGCCTTCAAGGACGTGTTCGGCGGCGTGCAGGGTATCTTCGCGGGCCTGACCGGTGCGGCCAAGGTTTCGGGGGCCGGCAGCTCGGAGCCCAGCTCACAGACTGTCCGCTCCTCCAAGGCCCCGGTGCGCTTCATTCTCGGTCGGGCCAGCACCGGTGGTGTGCTGGCCTGGATTCAGGAGCAGCCTGGCGACCAGACCAGTGGCGAGTGGCTGCACATCGTTTACGTGCTGTCTGAGGGGGCCATCGCGGGCGTCGATCAGATCTACGTAGATGAGCGCCCGCTGTCTGAGCTGGGGGAGAATGCCACGTCTGAGGTGATCATTGACCCGGCCCAGGTTAACGCCTTCCTTTTGGCCAACTGCCCAGACTGGCGCCAAGAGCAGATCGGTCGGGGCCTGTCGTTTGTCCGGCTGTCGTTCAAGTACGACGCCGAGAAGTTTCCGTCGGGCATACCGGATGTGCGTTTCGTGGTTCGTGGGCGACGCGACATTTATGACCCCCGCAACGGGAGCTCCGGCTATTCGGCCAACACAGCGCTGCTGATCCTCTGGTATCTGCGCAACCGCTGTGGCATTCCCGACGACGAGATCATCTTCCAGTCCTTTGCCAGTGCGGCCAACATCAGTGATGAGGCCGTTGGTGGGCCGGACGGCACAGTGACACCTCGCTACTTTGCAGGTGCCGTCATTGGCGCCGACGAGAAGCGCAATACCGTTTTGGACAACCTGCTGTCGGCCTGTGCCGGCACCTTGATCCGGGTCGGCGGGCGCTGGTCGCTCCAGGTGGGCGCCTACTATGGGCCGGCCGACTTCACCATCAACGAAGACATGGTGATCGGTACCGTTGAGGGCACGACCGAGGTCAGTAACAGCGATGCCATCAACACCATGCGCGGGACGTTTGTTGACCCTGCACAGGCCTGGGCTGAGACCGACTACCCCGAGGTCGCGATTCAGGACTGGATCACCGCAGACGGTGGCGAGCTCGCTGAGTCGCAGTCGTTTGCCTATGTGACAGACGCCTACCTGGCGCAGCGGCTCGCAAACATCAGCCTACGACGCCGACGCTCCGGCGGCTCTGTATCCATGCCGTTGAACTTCAACGGCTACAACTGCCGCCCGGGGCGTGCAGTCAAGGTCGATCTGCCTTCGCTGAACATTCTGGGCGAGTTCATGGTCACGGAGTGGACCATGGGCGCTGCCGATGCCTGCAAAGTGACCCTCAAGCCCTACGAGCAGGCCATCTTTGATGATGCTGTGGGCCAGCCCTACGACCCGCTGGGGTTCATCAACCTGCCCGTGGGCGGCCTGGCTGCAGTCACCGGCCTGGCGTGGACGCCCAGCAGCGTGGCCGAGATCATCCAAGGCGTTCTCAGCTGGGTGTCCCCGGCGCAGACCGTGCTGAGCTACACCGTGACGATCCGCAAGGGCACTGAGGTCGTCCAGTCGCTCAAGGTGGGCGGGGAGGCCGTAAGCTGCAACATCAATGGCCTGGCCTCCGGCACCTATGCCATGAGCGTCGTTGCCTTCGGCCCGGGTACCCGATCGGGCGAGGCGAGCATCAACGTGAACGTGGGCGGTCCGCCCGTGCCAGAGAGTTGCGATTATTTCGCCTCGGTGGACAGCATCACCCTGGTACCGGTCAACCGGCAGAACAGCCTGAACGGCGGGACGTACGAATACTTCCATGCGACCAACCCCCAAGCGCCCATCGCTGATGCCGTGTACCTGGGGCAGGGACTGACCTTCACCCACACGGGGTTGGCGTTTGCCAAGCAGTACTTCTACTACGTGCGTTCGGCCAACGCTTATGGGAAGAGCGATTTCCTGTACGTGGCTGCCGCAACGTCCGATGACCCCACGCAGATGCTCGAGGTGATCAAGGGCGAGATCCTCGAAAGCCACCTTGGCCAGCAACTCACCGAGAAGATCGACCTTATCGATGGCAATGGCCCTGGGTCGGTGAACGAGCGAGTGGGTTCCGCCAAGACCGAGCTGGCTCAGCAAATCAGCGAGGTCAACAACGCGCTGGCCACCGCCAAGGGCAACCTGGAGCAGCAGATTACTGCTACAAACCAGAATGTCGCGGACGCTAAATCTGCCCTCGAGCAGCAGATCGCCGTGGTGGATGGGGAGGTTGACGCTGCCAAGGCCGACCTGCAGCAGAAAATCGACTCGGTATCTGTACTGGCCGGCTCGTTGCCGTACAACAAGGACAAGACCTACACCACCAATCAGGGGGTGCTGGGTGCTGACGGCAAGCTGTATCAGGCGCTGAAAGCGGTACCGAAGAACACTCCGCCACCGAACGCGACCTATTGGACCGACGTTGGCCAGGCCATTGTCACGGCGGCCGGCACAGCTTCGCGCGTGTCGAAGGTCGAAACCGACGTGTTCACGCTGGACGGCAAGAGCACGGCCCAGGCGTCGCAGATCGGCGGGTTGCAGTCAGGGCTGACGGCAACCAACCAGAACGTGACCGCCGCCCAGCAGGCCGCAGATGCGGCAAACACGCTGGCGGGTGGCAAGGGCAAGGTGATCATCCAGGCAGCGGCCCCGGCCGTTGCTGACCGTTTGGCGCAGAACCTGTGGATTGATACCACGGGCAACGCCAACACCCCGAAGCGCTGGAACGGTACCACCTGGGTGGCGGTCACGGACAAGGCGGCTTCCGATGCGGCGGCCGCCGCCCAGTCGGCGCTGTCTCAGGTCGCCTTGAAGGCCGATGCCACCGTGGTCAACAACGTTGCCACCCGGGTCAGTGAGGCCGAGGGCAAACTGTCGTCCCAGGCCACCCGCATGGATGGGATGCAGACCAGCATCGACGGCAAGGCCAGCTCACAGGCGCTGCAGCAGGTCACGAGCCGCGTCACGGGCACTGAGCAAAAGGATGCCGAGCAGGATCAGAAGCTGACGTCGCAAAGCCAGGCGCTTGTCTCGCTCAGCGACAGCGTGTCCAAGAAGGCCGAGGCGGCCACCGTCCAGGCCCTGAGCAACGAGGTCAACCAGCACGGCCAGGACCTCAGCGCGCAGGGGCAGTCGCTGACCAAGATCAATGCGGCCTTGCCGCTGGTGGGCGGTGAGAACCTGGTTTACAACCCGTCGTTCGAAAGGCAGACCGATAATAACGGCACGGCCCAATACTGGTGGTACGACAGTTCGAGCAACGTTGGCAGCCGAGCTCCGAGCCTGGTCCCTTCGACGCTGGCAGCTGGGGTCGCGCAGCGCCTCGATGTCACCGGTATTCCAACCAATGGCTGGGCGCGGGTTTACCTACGCGCATCGCTCAAGGCAATCAAGGTTCGAGCGGGCGCCGTCTACACCGCCTCGGTCTACATGCGAGGTACTGCAGGGCTGCGGATCCTGGCGCAGGTTTATAGCCGGAATGCTGCTGGCGTCAACGGCGTTTCATGGGCGGGCGCTCGCATCGATGCTGCTGAAACATGGCAGCGGGTTTCGGTTACGTTCACTGCTACTACCGAGACCTTCGACGTCTGGCCAGCGGCGGTTGTTTACGGTGGGGACGGGGTTACGGCCGGATTTGTCGAAGTCGACCAGTACCAACTAGAGGAAGGCGCCCAGGCAAGTGGTTGGCGCGACAATGGACAGGTCGAGGCCAGCAACCAGGCGGCTACAGCGGCCGCTGTCGATGCCATGTCCGCCAAGGTGATCCAACACGGCGCTGACCTGGCCAGCGTATCGAGCAAGACCACCTCACTGGAAAACAGCCTCACCACTACCAACGGCAACGTCACTACGGCCCAGCAGGCCGCCCAGGCGGCTGCCGATGCTGCAGGCGCCAAGGGCAAGGTGCTGTACCAATCGACCGCGCCGGCTGTAGCGGACCGGTTGGCTCAGAATTTGTGGATCGACACCACCGGCAACGCCAACACGCCGAAGCGCTGGAATGGCACAGCCTGGACGGCCGTGACGGACAAGGTGGCCACGGATGCGGCTGCAGCGGCCCAGTCGGCGCTGAGTCAGGTGGCGCTGAAGGCGGATGCCTCAGCACTGCAGACTTTAGGCTCTACGGTCTCGCAGCAGGGACAGCAGATCACCGCCGATGGCCAGTCGATCACCCGAATCGACACCTCGTTGAGCCAGCTGAAAGGGGATGTCGCAGCGAACGCCTCGGCCACTGCTGGGCTGTCGGGGCGGGTCACCGCCAACGAGAACGCACTGACCAGCGTGTCCGGTCAGGTCGTGCAACTGAGCAACAGCCTGGGTGATGTGGGCGCCGAGAACCTGGTCTATAACCCCTCGTTCGAAAAGCAGGATGCCGGTACCCCTGGCATGGCGGATGGCTGGTGGCACGACGCCTCGGGCACATCGGTCACCCGTACACCTTCGCTGGTGCCATCGACGTTGGCGTCGGGTTTCGCCCAGCGGCTGGAGGTAGCGGGCCTGACGCCGAGCACCTGGGCGCGGGTTTACCAGCGGTCCACACGCCGATTCAAAGTGGTTCCGGGCAAGACGTACACTGCTTCGGTGTACCTGCGCGGCACGGCCGGTCTGCGTATCCTGCCGCAGGTATACGGAGTCAATGAGGCCGGCAGCAGCAGCGGATCGTGGGCCGGCTCTCGTGTCGACGCAGGCGAGGCGTGGACTCGGCTTTCGGTCACATTCACTCCTGACGCAAATACCTCCGTGGTCTATCCGGCGTTTGTGGTGTATGCCGGCGCATCAGCTGCAGCTGGGTTTATCGAGGGTGACCAATACCAGCTGGAGGAAGGTGCTGTAGCGACGGGCTGGCGGGATAACGGCCAGGTCAACAGTGCCAATCAGGCGGCGACCGCGACGGCGGTGGAGGCTTTGAATTCCAAAGTGACCCAGCAGGGCGCGGACTTGGCCAGCACGTCGAGCAAGACCACCAGCCTGGAAAACAGCCTGAGCACCACCAATGGCAACGTGACGGCCGCGCAGACAGCGGCGCAGAACGCGGCCGCACTGGCAGGCAGCAAGGGAAAGGTCATCGTCCAGGCGGCCGCGCCTGACGTAGCGGACCGTGTTGCACAGAACCTGTGGATCGACACCACGGGCAACGCCAACACGCCGAAGCGCTGGACCGGCACGACTTGGCAGGCGGTGACGGACAAGGTGGCCACGGACGCGGCGGCAGCGGCGCAGTCGGCACTGTCGCAAGTGGCGCTCAAGGCGGACGCGTCGGCTCTGCAGACCATGGGTTCTACCGTGTCGCAGCAGGGCCAGCAGCTCATCGCTGACGGCCAGGCGATCACGGGTATCAACGCATCGTTGACCCAAGTGAAAGCGGACGTGGCGGCGAATGCGTCGGCCACCTCGGGGCTGTCGGGGCGGGTGACGGCCAGCGAGAACAACCTGGCCAGCGTGTCCGGTCAGGTTGTGCAGCTGAACAACAGCCTGGGCGATGTGGGCGGCGAGAACCTGGTCTACAACTCGTCTTTCGAGGAAGTAGACCCCGGTACGCCGGGGG